AAGGAAGCCGATGAGCGTGCCCGCGAGGCAGAGGCAGCGCTGGCCCAGATGACCCTCCAGAAAGAAAAAGACGTATAAAAACCTCGGAGAAAGGAGGAAGTCAGTTACAAATGATTGATTTCCTGATGATTGCAACGCGGACGGGAAAACGCGGGACAATCGAAATTTATCCCAAATTCATCATCAAGAAGTCGAAAGACCTGATGATCCGGGGTTCTGATTTTTACGCGGTCTGGATGGAAGAGCGGGGATTTTGGAGTACGGACGAACAGGATGCGCTCCAGATGATCGACCGCGCGCTGGATATTTACGCGGAGGAACACAAGCAAGTCTTCAATGACAGCTACCGTGTTCTGCACATGTGGGACGCGGAGAGCGGGATGATCGACAACTGGCACAAATACTGTCAGCGTCAGATGCGGGACAACTACCACACCCTTGACGATACATTGATATTTGCGAACACCCCGGTCAAGAAGGAAAGCTATGCGTCGAAGCGGCTGCCATATCTTCTGGAGGAGGGGAACATCAGCGCCTACGACGAGCTGATGGCTACCTTATATTCTCCCGAGGAGCGGAAGAAGATCGAATGGGCGGTTGGCGCGATCGTGAACGGCGATTCCCGCAAGATCCAGAAGTTCCTCGTGCTCTATGGTCCACCCGGCAGCGGCAAATCGACCGTACTGAACATCGTCCAGAAACTTTTTGACGGGTACTGGTCGGTATTCGACTCCAAGGTGCTGGGGTCATCGTCCAATGCGTTTGCGCTGGAGGCGTTCAAATCGAACCCGCTGATCGCGATCCAGCACGACGGTGACCTTTCCCGCATCGAGGACAACACCCGACTGAACTCGCTGGTATCCCACGAGACCATGCTGGTGAACGAGAAGTTCCGCAGCCAGTATTCCAGCCAGTTCAAGTGTTTCATGTTTCTGGGCACCAACAAGCCTGTTAAGATCACGGATGCAAAATCGGGCCTGATCCGACGACTGATCGATGTGGAACCTACCGGCGAAAAGATCCCTGCAAAAAAGTACCGTGACCTTGTAGCGAAGGTGGACTTTGAGCTGGGTGGCATCGCATGGCACTGCAAGGAGGTATACGAGCAGAACAAACATCTCTACGATGATTATATTCCGACCCGTATGCTGGGTGCATCGAACGACTTTTACAACTTCATGCTGGATTCCTTTTATATTTTCAAGAAGGAGGATGGTGTATCCCTGAAGCGGGCCTGGGCGATGTACAACACCTACAACGACGAGGCAAAGGTGGCGTACCCCTATTCGCGCCGTGCATTCCGGGAAGAGCTGATGAACTACTTCGAGGAGTACAAGGAACGCGCGGAGACCGTGAATGGCGAGCGGGTACGGAGCTACTACAGCGGCTTCAAAGCGGAGAAATTCAAAGAGTTCCTTGACGAACCTGTGAAGGCAGAAGAACCCACTGCCGAGCCAGAAACGTCATGGATCGAGTTCAAGGAGCAGCATTCTCTCTTCAATGATATTTGCAAGGACTGCCCTGCACAGTATGCGACAGACGATGGCATTCCGATGCGAAAATGGGAGAATGTCAAGTCAAAATTGGCCGAACTGGATGCTTCGAGACTGCACTACGTGAAAGTTCCGGAGAATCACATTGTCATCGACTTTGATATTCCTGGGCCGGATGGAAAAAAGAGCTTCGAGCGCAACCTGGAAGCTGCCTCCAAATGGCCCCAGACCTATGCAGAGCTGAGCAAATCTGGTGCGGGCATCCACCTGCATTATATTTACACCGGCGATGCAACGAAGCTGAGCAGGATCTACGACGAGAACATCGAGGTCAAGGTGTTCACGGGGAAGTCCTCTCTGCGGAGAAAACTGTCGAAATGCAATGATATTCCGGTTGCGACCATCAGCAGCGGCCTGCCACTGAAGGGAGAAACGAAAATGGTTGATACAAAGCAGATCCAGGATGAGCGGCACCTGCGTATCCTCATCAAGAAAGCCCTTGCCAAAGAGATCAGCCCCTATACGAAGCCCAGCATTGACTTTATTGCGCACATCATGGACGAAGCCTACGAGGGCAATGTCGTTTACAACGTGGACGACATGCGGAATGCGATCCTGGGCTTTGCCGCCAGCAGCACGAACCAGGCGGACACCTGCCTGAAGATCGTGGCGAAAATGCACTTCAAGTCGAAGGACGATATTCAGCGGGAGGCCCCTGTGGGGGAGGAAACGCCATTGATATTTTTCGACGTGGAGGTGTTCCCGAATCTGCTGCTCGTGAACTGGAAGTTTGCCAAGCAGGAGCCTGTACATCGCATGGTGAATCCTACGCCGGAGGAGATCGAGACCCTGACAAAGTATCGGCTGGTTGGCTTCAACAACCGCAAGTACGACAACCATATCCTCTGGGCCCGCATGATCGGGATGTCGGTGGAGCAGATCTATGCGCTGTCCAACCGGATCATCAACGAACACACGGGCTTCTTTGGTGAGGCGTACAACCTGTCCTACACGGATATTTTCGACTTCTCGTCGAAAAAACAGAGCCTGAAGAAGTTTGAGATCGAGTTGGGCATCCACCATCAGGAGCTGGGGCTTCCTTGGGATCAGCCGGTGCCGAAGAGCCTGTGGGACAAGGTGGCCGAGTATTGCGACAACGATGTGATCGCGACCGAGACCCTGTTCTACTCGAAAAAGCGTCAGGCAGACTTTGTGGCGCGAGAGATCCTGGCAGACCTTGCCGGGATGACGGTGAACGACACGACAAACTCGCTGACAACACGCATTATTTTCGGCAAGGAAAAACACCCCCGGCTGGTCTACACCGACCTTGCTACGGGAAAATCCGATGCGATCGTGGAAGTCGAGCCTGATATTTTGACCGACTGCAATATCATCAATGCTTTTCCCGGTTACGAGTGGACCAAAGGCGAGGACGGCAAGTACCACAACATGTTCCGGGGCACAGACCTGGGCATGGGTGGTTATGTCTACGCTGAGCCCGGGATGTACACGAATGTAGCTTTGCTGGACGTTGCGTCGCTGCATCCGCATTCGGCTGTTGCCATGAACTACTTTGGCGAGTACACCAAGCATTTCAACGACCTGATGGATGTACGAATCTACGTCAAGCACGGCGAGTACGAGAAGGCAAAGGGGCTCTTTGGCGGCAAACTGGCAAAGTACCTCGATGATCCGCAGCAGGCAAAGGCTCTGGCGCAGGCGTTGAAGATCGCCATCAACTCGGTTTACGGGTTGACCAGTGCAAGCTTCGACAACCCGTTCCGTAACCCCAAGAACGTCAACAACATTGTGGCGCTTCGAGGGGCTTTATTTATGCGCACTTTGCAGGATGAAGTGCAGCAGCGCGGCTTTAAGGTCGCGCATATCAAAACGGATTCGATCAAGATCCCCGATGCGACCCCGGAAATCATTGCGTACTGCATGGATTTTGCGAAGAAGTACGGCTACACGTTCGAGCATGAGGCAACCTACGAGCGGATGTGCCTGGTGAACAATGCCGTTTATATTGCGAAATACATGACTGCGGACCGCTGTGAGGCGCTTTACGGCTATATCCCGGGCGACTGCAAGGACGAAGGCGGCGAATGGACGGCGACGGGCACCCAATTCCAGGTGCCGTATGTGTTCAAGACCCTGTTCTCCAAGGAGAAAATCGAGTTCACTGACCTCTGCGAGACAAAGACCGTTTCCAAGGGCGCTATCTATCTCGACAAGAACGAGGATCTGCCCGAAGGCGAACACAATTATATTTTTGTGGGACGCGTGGGACAGTTCTGCCCGATCATGCCGGGAAAGGGCGGAGCTCTGCTGCTTCGGGAAGCGGGCCTGACGGATACCGGCGAACGGAAATATGCTTCTGTGACCGGAGCAAAGGATTACCGCTGGCTGGAAAGCGAGGCGGTCTATCAGCTTCAGATGCAGGAGGATATCGACAAAAGATATTTCAACCGGGAAGTCGATGAGGCAGTTGAGGAGATCTCCAAGTACGGCGACTTCAACTGGTTCGTTGGCGACGACGGTGTTGCTCCCTGGACTGCGCCAGATCTTCCCTGGAGCGATGCGCAGGAAGAAGCAGCAAGAAATTTTGACGTGAGGTGATATTCTATGACGAACAAACTGTACGATTCCAAAGGACAGCTGATTGGCTATATCAGAACCGTTGAGAAGAATATGCATGACGACCTGATGAAGGTGATTCTTTCCACTGGTCACGAACTCGTATTTGGCCCGTGTGATCTGACCTCTGATCGAGACGGCAATTGGCGTATCCGTTCTGGTGCGCTCTATCCTCGGTGTGAGGGTAAGAAGACGGATTCTGCTATGAACACAGCTGCTATCAAGGACGTTATCTTTGCTCCTCCGGCCACGATCGTTTACTGGTCGGATGGTTCCAAGACCGTTGTGAAGTGCAGCGAGAAGGATGTTTTCGACCCGGAGAAGGGGCTGGCCATGGCGATTGCAAAGCGTTGCGGCGGCAACAAGGGCAGCTATTACAAGGAGATCCAGAATTGGGTCGAGAAGAGCGGGAAGAAGTATCCCGGGAAGCCTGCTGCCGGAAAAGCTGTCGATCTGGATGTGCTGAAAAAGTACAGTTCTGAGGCAAATAAGGATTTTGAGAAGTTCCTCAGCGCGGTCATGAGCAACAATCAGTCTGGTACACTTCTCCACCTGACAGCACTCGTGGCAGATCTGAAAATTCTGGAAAATGAATTCAACAAGTAAAAAGGAGACTGATATTTATGTACACCAAGCGCCAGAAAGTCAATATCGACGATACCCGTTTCATCTTTACCACCAACTTCAGCGGTGATCCCAGCCGTGATCGCTTTGGCTCGGACAAGCGCCGCGTCAACGTGGTGATCCCGACCATGGAGCTGGTGAATCACCTCATGGACCTCGGTGTGAAGGTTCGTCAGACCAATCCGAATCCTGAGCGTACCTACGACGAGCCGTTCGTTCCGACCTACTTTGTGCCGGTGACGATCAACATGGACTCCAAGTGGCCCCCGCATATCTACTGGGTCACCACTTCCGGCAAGCGCCTGCTCTGCAACATGGACACGATCGGCCAGCTGGACTTTATTCGGGTCAAGAACGTCTGTCTCCAGGCAAACCTTGTCGAGAAGCGGAACGCACCCGGCGAGTACAGCCTGTATGCGGATGTGATGTACGTTGAGCAGGATGCGGATGCTGATCCGTATGCAGAGCGCTATGCCCGGTTTGCAGCTCCTGAAGCAGACATGGCAGAGCCGAGCGACCACACCGAAATTCCGTTCTGAGGTGAAGCATATGAAGAAACTGTTTATCAGCGCACCGATGAAAGGGCGCACTGAAGCACAGATCCGAGCAACCATGGAGCAGATGCACCATATTGCTGAGGCTGTGTTTGGCGAGGAGCTGGAGGTGATCCGGACTTATATTTCTGATGATCCTCCGGCTGATGCGAATCAGGCAGTCTGGTACCTCGGTGAGAGCATCAAGAAGATGGCGGATGCAGACTACTTTATCGGGATCTACGATGAGGAGAAGGCGTTCCGTGGCTGTGCAATCGAAAATCTGGTTGCCCGTTCGTACAATATCCCGAGCTATGTGATCAATTTTGGTTTCGTAGCCCCTGATATTACGGAAGCTCGTGCAAAAGCCAACCGGAAGTACAACAGCTATTATTGATCATTGATATTTTTCGAGTGCCAGGGTCAGTCCCTGGTCGAATGCCCACGTCGCAAATGGCGGCTCTAAGGAAACAGCTCGATTTATATTTTTGATGTGCAATTTGGGAGGTTGACAGTATGAAAGTTCTGAGGGTTCGCCCAAAGCATTACCCTGAAGTGATCGACATTGACTGTTCTCTGGAATCACTCCAGAAAGAGGTGGAAGGCCCGATTCAGGCTGTTTACCCGTGGGACGATGAGGTGGCATTGATTTGCAACGAAGAAGGAAAGCTGCATGATGATTGCATGGAGAAACTCAACCGGACGCTCGACGGCCCTTATGGTATCCCCATTGATATTATCGTTGGAACATTCCTGATTGTAGGCCTCACGGAGGATGATTTCGGTGAGCTTTTGCCGGAGTTCGTCGAGAAGTACGAGAAGATGTTCCATCAGCCAAGAAAGTTTGTCACCTACACGGATAGCAACGGCAAAGTGCATCTCGACGTTGATTATTGTACACCTGAAGAATAAGCACATGAGAGTCCTGGAGAAATCTGGGGCTCTTTTATTTGAGTCATTAGCATGGGCTGTACGGTGGGTTCGATTCCCGCATGACTCGCAACCGGGCCAGAGAGCCTGATATTTGAATAACAGAAGGAGTAAGGATTATGAGCAGAGAAAAAGTAAAAGAGATCGTCGATTACATGGTTTCGGAGGGTACACAGAACACCAACTACGGCTGCTGGGCCTTTGATATTCCGGAACTGTGCGACAAGTTCGGCCTTCCGTTGGAATGGTTCTATGAGCACAACGATGATATTTGCCGCGAACTCGACGAGCGTGATGAGGTTGCTGATTACGAGCAGAACTACGACTGGAACAACCATCCGCTGGATTACGACCTGGTTTATTACACGGACTTCTGCCATTTTGAGGAGGTGTGATATTTATGGGCGGACTTCGCAGAGTAGATAAGGCTTGCAAAAAATGCGGCGCTATGATGTATCAGGTTCCGTCAAAAAGATTGTACTGCGATAAATGTCGAGACACCGTACCGCGTAACATGTCAAAGACGGAAGAAAAACCTAAAAAGCTCACACTGTCAGAAATCATGCGCGAAGCAGACAAGGAGGGCTTGCAATATGCGTCCTACTGCAAAAAGCACGGACTTTACTAAGAAAAAAGAGCTCTGGAAGGTGTTCAGAAAGCACCGGAAAGAGCTCTTTGCTTATACCGTCAGAGGGGAGGGTGAAGATGAGGAAGAGGCGACGATTTCGCTTCTGGCCTACGAGAATCACTGCAAGAAAAGTGACATTTATGTGACGTTGGAAATGAGGTGAGCGACCTGATGGCAGGTGTAACGCTCTACGACTACCAATTGGATGCGATCAACCGTATGAAAATCGGCTGCATCTTATGCGGAGGCGTAGGAAGCGGAAAATCGAGAACGAGTTTGGCGTTCTATTACAAACTTTACGATGGGGAGGTGAACACAGAGAATTATGTTCGTATGACAGAGCCCCCGGATCTTTACATCATCACGACTGCCCGAAAACGGGATACTGGCGAGTGGGACGAAGAACTGGCCCATTTCTATATGTCTACAGATCCAGAGCATGATATTTACGAGCACAAGGTCGTGGTGGATTCCTGGAACAATATCGGAAAGTACGTTGGCGTGAAGAATGTGTTCTTTATATTTGACGAGCAGCGAGTCGTTGGAAAGGGCGCATGGGTGAAATCTTTCTACAAAATTACGCAAAATAACGAGTGGATATTGCTCAGCGCCACCCCCGGGGACTGCTGGACGGATTATATCCCGGTGTTCATCGCCAATGGGTTCTACCGAAACAGAACGGACTTCAACAACCAACATGTGGTATACAGCCAATTCTGCACGAAGTACCCGAAGATCGACCGGTATCTGAATACCCAGCGCTTGGTACGGTTGCGGGAACGGATTCTTGTTGACATGGACTTCGAGCGGCCGACTGTCTCACACCATGAGAATGTATTTGTGGATTACGACAAGGTGAAGTATCTGTCGATCTGCAAGAACCGGTGGAACCTCTGGGAGAACAAGCCAATCGAGACCGCCAGCGAGTTCTGCTATCTGCTGCGGAAGTTGGTGAACGCTGATGCAAGCCGACAAGAAAAAGTGCTGGATATTTGTAAAGGCAGACCTAGGGTCATTATCTTCTATAATTTCGATTATGAGCTTGATATTCTGATAGGTCTGGACTATGGCAAAGACACCGAAGTTGCACAATGGAACGGGCACAAGCATCAGCCGCTTCCTGAAGGCGACAGGTGGGTGTATCTGGTGCAGTACAATGCCGGTGCTGAAGGCTGGAACTGCATCAAAACGGACACCATTATATTTTACAGCCAGAACTACTCATATAAGATCATGGAGCAAGCCTCGGGGCGTATCGACCGACTGAATACACCTTACAAGGATCTGTACTACTACCATCTGAAGAGTAGGAGCGGTATTGATCTGGCGATTTCGAGAGCCCTGAACTCGAAGAAGGCGTTTAACGAGAGGAAATTTTATGGAGCAGGTTAACTTTGAAGATGTATTTGCTGACCTGATTCATTCTTTTGAATCTGCGGCAGATAAAATAAAGAAAATCACAGATGAATTGGAGGACGAGGTTTATATGAGAATTGCAAATGACCGGAAAGCTGCCAATGGATTCCGTCCGAGCTATCCGAAATGCAAGATTCCTAAGACCGACATGGCTAACAAAGTTATGCAGGGGCGGATTCATAAACACTGCTAATAGAAAGGATTGATATTTGTGATTAAAGATTCTGGAGATCGCACCGAATTTGAAACTGGTGCAAAGCGTGATATGCACGCAGGGAAGGGGCGGATGGATCTTCTGCCTTGGTATGGCATCATGGAAGTCAGCAAGCACTGCGAGGAGGGCGCACTGAAGTATGGTGAGCACAACGTAGACAAGGGTATTCCGCTGCATTCGCTGCTGGACAGCGCTTCTCGGCATCTGGCAAAGTACATGGTTGGCATGGACGATGAGGATCACCTGCGCGCGGCCTGCTGGAACCTGCTGTGGGCATTGAATCAGCGAGAGACCCATCCGGAACTGGATGATAGGTTCTCCGTTAAGCAGGAGAAGACCCAGAAAAAACGTCCTTGGATATCGGTTGAGTGTACCAACTGCAATAAACGCCATCCTGTTGCCCCTGAGGTGTGGCTGTACGACATGGATGAAGTTCCTGCGAGCAGTAGAATTTTGAAATGCCCGTTTTGCAATGAGCATTGGATACATAAATACATCGGTAACCTCGATGAGTATGCAAACCCTGACGAAAAGCTCGTTGCCGTTAAATGCGGTGACTGTAATGCTCATTTTGGGATTCCTACATCTAACTGGAACAGTATGAAGGAGTGCACAATCCATAACGGTGAGGTTCTGGCACGTTGCCCTCGCTGCGGAAAGGACACTTTTATTTCAGAGGTAAGCGCTGATGAATAACTGGATGCGCGAAGTGGATTATGCAACCTACTGCCCGAAATGCAAGAGTTTCAAGGTGCTGGAGACGGACGAGTCCTGCCACGAGTGCCTGACGGAGTGTGCGCGGGAGGGTACGGTGAAGCCTCTGAAGTTCGAGGAGAAGACGCGAAAATAACAGACTCCTTTATGGAGAAATCCAAATACTGACTATAAAGGAGAAATATTTATGGCAAAGGTTTACACTATGGAAGAACTCGAAAGAGCACGAAAGAAAGCTCAAATTCGGGAGTGGTTCCAGGACAAAAAGGTAAAAGCACAGACTTGGTGTTATGAGCACAAAGAGCAGATTATTACTTATGGTCCGGTTGTTGTGGGCGGAATTGCAGCAGGAGCAAAAATGCTGTCGAAGCACGCGGCACTGACCAAGGAGCAGAATCTGAAGGATTTGTACTGCTACGACAGAAGTTTGGGACATTACTGGAAATTGCGTCGGGAACTGACGAACGAAGAATGGCTGGAAATCGATAAGAGAAAGAAAAACGGTGAAAGACTAAGTGATATTCTCGATGATATGAGGGTGTTGGACTGACTTCATTATGGAGCCGTGGAGAAATCTGCGGCTCTTTATTTTCTGAACTGTAACAAAAAGGAGCGATTCAAATGCACGAGATTCAGGAAAAAGCCACGACCCATAAGGTCTTCATGAAAATCATCCGCCCTTGGCCCGGACGAAGCGGATATTTAGAAAAGTTCTCTGATTTAACCTCGAACGGTATGGCAAGGTTTCGCTTTGAGGGTGATAACTACGATACCATCGCCCATGTGAGCAATATGGAATATAAGGTATATGACTGATTTCAAATCTAAAATTGTAGAGTACCAGGAGGAACGGTGAACGCTAAATGATATTTGCTGAAGAGGATCTGAACTCTTTGAATGCTATTGCTGGACTATTGGCTTCATTCGGGTGTGATAGTCAGGCTGGCTGTGTGCTTTATATTCAGCATAAAATTGCAAAGACCATGGAGGCTGACGAAAGGAAATGCAGAAATGAGAAACATGTCTAAGAAAACCTGGAAACTCCGGGTTTGGAATCACATGACCGAGATGCAGAAGTTGGATATTCTGCTGAAGCATGCTAAGGTTCCGCATACTTATGAACGTCGCTGGCCAGAGATGGACAGAACGGACTGTCAGGAATATCTCCCGGGCGGACGACACGATGGTGGTGAGCAAATCACTGCATATGATGCTGCTGGAAATCGTATCTGGGATGGCATTTGGGGTTGGGGTTCCTATGGCTTTGAGCAGGGGCTTATCGAGGTGATGGGTAGGCAGGCACTTGGCCTTGATGATGTTGAGGGCTGGCTCACGGCTCGTCAGGTTACAAAGATGTGGAGGTGTAGAAATGCTGCGAAAAATCGTTGATTTCGCCAAAAAGATATTCCGTATGGAGCCGATTCCAACGACGGTCAATACCATGTGGGAGGCTTTGCGGGATCTTGAGGTGGCCCGGAACCACTTTGAGAACTGCGATCCGGAGTTTATCACGGCTGCTATCTTCGAGTTGAACGCTGCGGAGAGCCGTCTGGATGCGGCGAGGAGGTGTGTGGGGTGAAGCCGTTTTATTATCCGACTTACAAGTGCCGATTTTGCGAGAGGGAATTTAGCGATGGGCATCCCTACTGTAATCTCGAAGATGCGAAGAACAATCTGGCCGGTCTGATGGCGTTCCGCCCAATTCATTATTGCGATGGTGGTCATATTGGCATTGGATATTTTACAGGTCTCGAAAGGGTTGATAAGGATGAATAATGTTTGGGAGAGGATCGGCCATATGCTGGGTCATATTCTGGCGGCAACGCTGGTTATTTGCGCATGGCTGATCATTATTGTGTTCACGCTGAAGGTGATCTGGTTCATTTTATTCCGTATTCTGCTGTGAGGTGCGATATGATTGACTATGAAGAAGTTGTTGAGGCCATATGGAGGTACGACTGCCCTCGAATCGACATTGATGAGGATATTACGACGCTTTATGCGGATGGCAAAGCCTTTGCGCAAGTTATTCACAGGGCCGACGGGTCACGCGAGGACTTGTATTTTGAGGATTACGAGCTTCAAAAAGATATCCTGATCAAGCCGAACGCTACATTGCGTGATGCGGTCGAGCTTTGCATGAATGGTGACATTAGCTACGCAGATGCCCGTGAATGGTGTATGGAGAATGATATTTCACTTGGGCAGTTCGACAGGTGGCTTTATGGTGCGCTGAGAAAGTCTGATACCCCTGCCCGTGTGGAACCGAAAGAACCGTGGCCATATCGAGTGGTGGCGGGCATCAGGGTTTCGTGGTCAAAGCAGAAAATAAGCAGGAGGCCATCAAGAAGGGCATGGCGTTTGCAAAGAAACATGCTTCGGGTGATATCTGTGGGAATTGGGAATGCAAAATGATATCGGAGTGGACAACATGAACAACGACTTCGGAGCACTTACGATACTTGCACCTAAATGCCAGAAGTGTCCGAAGGTGGAAACTTGCGACCATAAGCAACTGGCTCATCTCGGATACATTATCCCAATCGAGGATATTGGCATCAGTATGGTGGCCCAAAGAGGTAATGGAAAGAGCCTGCGGCAGTTTGAAATCATTGATTCATTGATGAAAAGGAGAACTAATTATGAAAATCGTTGAACCTAAGTACGAAATCCTCACTGATATTTCTGAGGGAGGCATTAAGGAGCTCCAGCAGATCGAGCGGGTGGCCCGGGTCTGCTACAAGAGCGAGGACAAGATCACGCCGGATGGTGAGTCGGCAAAGAAACTGGTGGGCTTTCTGGTGAAGCAGGGGCATGAGGCTATGCTGGAGCATTCGCAGCTGTCCGTGCTGTTTACCTGTGACCGGGCCATTGCCAACGAGTTGGCACGGCACCGTATTGCGAGCTTTGCGCAAGAGAGCACACGGTACTGCAACTACTCGAAGGAGAAGTTTGGCGGGGAGCTGAGTTTTATCCGGCCGTATTATATTGATGTGACCGACACTGACGAGAAACGTGAAAGCGCAGAATATACGCCTGGCAGCACCTGGCTTGATTCCTGCGAATCTGCGGAAATCCTTTATAAGGATATGATCGCACTCGGTATGCGTCCCGAACAGGCCCGTTGTGTGCTGCCGCTGTGCTTGAAGACCGAGATCGTGGTGACGGCCAACTACCGTGAGTGGCGCAACATCTTCAAGCTGCGTACTCCTGTGGCGGCCCATCCTCAGATGCGGGAGCTCATGTGCCCGCTGCTGATGGAACTCCAGAAGAAGATCCCGGTGGTGTTCGATGATATTTACACGTACTGGCCTGCGGATGACCAGACACGGAAAGGAAGTATGGTGAAGTGATGCGAATTGTGCTGCTCGCAAGCATTATTTTGCAAGCTATCGCAATTGGAATGTCTTTTGCTGAGAACATCGGCGAAGAAAAACAGAGAATCATCAGATATACAGGATGGTTCTTGCTTTTGATTTACATGATATTTGGTTGAGGCGATTAACTATGAAAAATCGTATTATTTGCGTCGTTGCATGTATAATGATGCTCGTTGGCTGCCTCGGGTTATGCAGTTGTGGAAACTATAGGGTGTTTGATACGACATTTACCTATTCCTGGGCACAGATTAAGTTGCCCGATGGAAGTATCGTTCAAGGTAAAGTGGACAACTGGACTGACTACGAAGGCGATCAGCTGCAAATCACGATTGACGGTACCACATATCTGGTTCATGCAGCAAATGCTATTATGAAAACCTGAGTGGGAAAGGATGTGGTGATAAGAAATGCAGCAAAGAACGTATGATTTTCTCGCTAAGTTGAAGGTTCCCATGCTGACCTTCGGCGGGGAGCTGATGGGCGAGGCTGTGGAGATGGTCGTCGATGACTTGAACTCGCACCGATTTATGTCCATGAGGGATATCGAGGCATCACTGGCAGATAAGTTCAATTGCAGCCCTGGTGTTGCGGATCGCCGGATGCGGTATGCGTTGGATATGGCGGAATATCGCTCTGGTGGGGTTAATGTTGAGCTGGAGAATCTGAAGAGTACGTACGATATTAAGGTGCTGTCGCTGAAGAAATTCTTGTATGCAGCGGGGAGAAGTTTGATGACGGAGGTGAGTGTGGGTAATGACCGCGGGTGAATTTAACGAACTGGCCAAGCAGGGGAGAGTATGGGCTAAGATCGTGGCTAATTTTAGTGGTGAATACGGGCTGGTTGAGAAAATTTCCGGTTTGACGAACCAGTTTGTGAGGTTTCGGTTCAAGGGTAAGAAGTGTGATACGATCATCTCACCGGAGAATGTGATGTTTGAGATTGAGGATTAAGGTATGAAACTGGATAAAAATGTTATTTGGGTAAGACCGCCCTGATTTACTTGACTATGGGCAGAGCACATGATATCCTTGATACATGACGAATAGGAGGTGCTTTTATGGCACGGACGGTAAAATGCCCTGGCTGTGGTGCGGATCTTACGGTGAAGGATGACAACCGAGATTTCATGTTCTGTGAGTTCTGCGGGACGAAGGTTCGGCTCGATGACTATCAGGAGACACATCGGTTTGTGGATGAAGCACGAATCCAAGAGTCCAAGGATGCGAAAGAACTTGAGCTCAAGAAAATGGAGTTTGAGGAACGGAAGAGGAAAGAAAATGATGAGTTTCTAAAGAAAAACTGGAAATGGTTCCTTTTGTTTTTTATTTGCTTAATCGCTTTTTGCCTTTTTATGAGCTATATAACTCCAGAAAAAGAAAGCGCCATTGATCGAGGACTTGACATTTTAGAAACTTATGTTAAGTCAAAAGGGTAATCTCATGCCCATTTCTGCCCATTTTATTTTTCGCAGTTTTTGGGATTTTTCGAGAAAACGTCAAAAAAGTGCCATTTTTGTGGCCAAAAACCCACTTTGTGGCCAAAAATTTTTATAAAAATGGCCACAAAATTTAACGTAAATACGTTAAAAATATGCCGTTTGGCCAAAAACCCACTTTTTTCTTTAACTTACTTAAAAAAATGAAAATATATATATAGTAATAGAGGATAAAAAACGGGTTTTTGGCCACAGCGAGTTTTTACCCATTTCCACCTTGCAAAAGAGCGCCAAATAGTGTATTCTTAAAGCACCGTGTACGAACGTAGCACTCCCAACATATATGAGGTGAAAAGTTATGGATAAGTACGGTATTGAACATTGGATCACAACTGACCAATATGGAAATGAAGTTGAATGCTTTGCAAATAAATTTGCAGAGGTTCATACGAAACGTCCGATTTGTGTTTGCGGTGAGCCGATGGTGGAAACTCGTGAACTCGAATGGGACTGCCCTAAATGTGGGGCACACCTCGAAGCGGAAGATGTTTCCAGAAGTATCAATCCGGATGATTATATGACCTGTAACCTTGAGCCTGATGAAGACTACGGAGAGTACAAATATATGGAAGATGACGATGGTAGTCGAGCTTTCCTTGCTGGTGCACCGGGATACGAGATTGATTTCTTTCACCTAATTTAATATAGCCACGGCATTGCCTCTGCACGAAAAATGCAGGGGCTTTTTCTTTTTCTCTGAAAATTCCTAAAAATTCACATTTTTTCCTAAAAACTCACGCGAGAAAAACATCCCCTTTTATGGGGGGAATAGAATGCGTCTCAGGATGCACTATTCCTCTTATTTTGGAGGTTGCATCATGCTCGAAAACAAATTCAAGACAGGATTGATAAGGGAGCTGAAAGAACGCTTCCCCGGCTGTATGGTTGTCCATCTTGACCCAAACGAGATTCAGGGAATCCCCGATCTCTTGGTTCTCTACGGCACAACATGGGGCGCATTGGAGGGCAAGAAGTCAGCGAGTGCATCTCATCGTCCAAATCAAGACTATTACGTTCAGCAGATGGACGAGATGAGTTTTGCGGCCTTTATCTATCCCGAAAACAAGGAGGAAGTTCTTAATGAACTGGCGAGATCATTCGAGGCTCACGGGGAAACATGCCCTCCTCGGAGCAAGTAACTACCATTGGTTGAACTATGACGCAGATAGATTGACCAATGCAGTTCTTAATTACCAGGCGAAGGAACGGGGAACACGGCTGCACGCATTTGCAGCAGAGTGCATTGATCTGAAGCAAAAACTGCCGAAGAACAAGAAAACCCTCAATACCTACGTGAACGATGCCATTGGTTTCCGCATGGATACCGAGCAGGTGCTGTATTACAGCGACAACTGCTATGGAACTGCGGATGCCATTTCGTTCAACGATGGGTTCCTTCGCATTCACGACTTAAAAACCGGAGCTGTTCCTGCACACATGGAGCAGCTCTATATTTATGCCGCTCTGTTCTGTCTGGAGTACGGATACCACCCGAAAGATATTCGGATGGAGCTCCGTATCTACCAGAACGATGAAGTTTGGGTCGAGAACCCCACTGAAGAGGAAATCAGCCCCGTCATCGCTAAAATCAAAGAGTTCGACCCGATCATCACTGATATTTTGTTAGGAGTGGCAGCATGAATCCGATTGAAAAAGACCTCCGTTCTTATTTTGGCATCACTTCCGAAAGCAATATCCTGGAGCACTATGGTACCAAGCGACATTCTGGTCGTTATCCTTGGGGCTCCGGCGATAACCCGTATCAGCATTCCGGCGATTTCCTGTCTCGTGTAGAGGAGCTTAAAAAGAAGGGCCTCTCGGAGAAGGAGATCCTGGAGACCATCAACGACTCTCTCCCTGACGAGTATAAGATGGGCTTGACCGAGTTCCGCACTGCACGTCAGAAAGCAGGCCATGACCGTAAGGCATTGGAGTACGATCAGATTCGTGCGCTGAAGGATGACGGTCTTGGTTGGAAGGAAATTGGTGACAAGCTCGGCATGAGCGAGTCCAGTGTGAGGTCCAAGTATAACAATGCGATTGGCGAAAAAGCCAGCCAGGCTGAGAAGATTGCCGCGACTCTGAAAGAAGAGGTCGATAAGAAGGGCATGATTGATATTTCTGAGGGCGCAAATCAGGTCCTCGGAGTGTCGGAAAGTAAGCTGGACGAGGCTGCTTATATTCTGGAAGCAGAATATGGCTACCAGCGCTATGGCGTTGGTATCAGACAGCCGACCAATGTCCGTCAGCAGACGAACATCACGGTTCTCGCAAAGCCGGAGTTCGACCAGAAGTATGCTTATCAGCATCAGGATCAGATCGATTCTCTGGGCGATTACCACTCCGATGATGGCGGCGAGACCTTCACGAAGCTTCAGCGCCCCTCTAGTCTGGATTCCAGTCGAGTTGCAATTCGTTATGGCGATGAAGGCGGTCTGGACAAAGACGGTGTTATGGAGATTCGCCGTGGTGTGCCCGACCTTGACCTCGGCAAGAGCCATTATGCGCAGGTTCGTATCCTCGTTGACGGTGACCATTATCTGAAGGGCATGGCTGTCTATTCTGATGATCTGCCGGATGGTGTGGACGTTATGTTCAACACCAATAAGCCTTCTGGCACGCCCAAAATGAAGGTCCTCAAGGAAGCAAAAGCGGATCCTGATAACCCGTTTGGCGCAGCTATCAAGGCCAACGGACAGAGCATGTATATCGGCGAAGATGGCAAAGAGCACCTCTCGCCGATCAACAAGCTGAAAGAAGAGGGCGACTGGGATACGATGTCCCGGAACGTCTCTTCTCAGTTCCTTTCCAAGCAGCCCAAGAAGCTGATCGAGAACCAGCTTAACCTTACTGTCGCGGATTACAAAGCCCAATATGATGAAATCATGCGGTACGATAATCCTACGGTCAAAAAGAAGTTGCTCAACGATTTTGCTGATACGGTTGAGGGAACGTCCATGACCCTGAAGGCATCTGCTTTCCCGGGTCAGTCCACGAAGGTTATCCTGCCGATCAATAGGATCAAGGAGACAGAGGCGTATTGCCCCACCTATGAGAACGGCACTCGGCTTGCACTGATCCGTTATCCTCATGCAGGTACCTTTGAGATTCCCATTGTGACTGTCAACAACAAGAATGTCAGCGGTAAGCGGAATCTCGGTGCAATTCAGGATGCAATCGGCATCAATGCAAAGGTTGCAGAGCGCCTGTCTGGTGCTGACTTCGATGGCGACACGGTTATGGCAATCCCTGTTACTGACAAAGTCAACATTAAGTCTACTCGTGCGCTGAAAGCATTGGAAGGATTCGATCCCAAGACCGCTTATGCAGTTCCTGAAGGCAATCCGAACAATGTCAGGCTGATGAAGAAAGAGGAGAAGCAACGCGAAATGGGCGTGATCTCCAACCTCATCACTGATATGACATTGCGAGGTGCTGATGAGGACGAGCTTGCACGTGCGGTTAAGCACTCCATGGTCGTTATCGATGCGGAAAAGCATAAGCTGGACTATAAGCGCTCTGAGCGAGAGAATGGTATCCCCGAGCTGAAGCAGAAGTGGCAGATTCGTGTGGACGAGGAAGGCGCTACGCATTATGGTGGCGCATCCACGCTCCTGTCTCGCCGTAAGCAGACGGTTCGTGTACCCGAGCGTCGTGGCAGTGTTCGAGTTGATAAGGAAACTGGCGAATACATCTACAAAGAAAGTGGACGTACCTTCATTGACCCTAAGACGGGTAAGGAACGTAAGGCCGAGGACACAGTCAGCCTGATCTCCGAAACAAAGGATGCACGTACGCTGTCTTCTGGCACCATCCAAGAGAATCTGTATGCAGACTTCTCCAACAAGCTGAAGGCCATGGCTAACCAAGCGCGCAAAGAGGCGGCCAATATGAAGGGCATCCAGCGCAACCCTGAAGCGGCCAAGACCTATGCGCCTGAGGTTGCATCCCTGAAAGAGAAGTACAACAACATGATCGCTAACAAGCCTAAGGAACGCAAGGCAATGCTGATTGCGAATGCTAATATTAAGGCGAAGATTCAGGAACAGGGCTTGGATCCTACGATTGACAAGAAAGAAATCAAGAAGATCTCTTCTGTTGAGATGCAGCGTGCTCGCGATTCTGTTGGCGCAAGCGGACGCAAGTCCAAGATTGCCTTCACGGACAGGGAATGGGAAGCTGTTCAGGCTGGCGCAATTTCCGACAATATGTTGACGAAATTCCTTAATTCGTCTGATTCTGACGAAATTGTAAAACGTGCAATGCCGAAAAATGTTGCTGTTATGACTTCTGCAAAGATGTCCAAAGCAAACGCAATGCTGAGAAGCGGTTATTCTTATGCTGAAATCGCCAAGGCCTGCGGTGTTCCGGAGTCCACGGTTTACAGTGCGCTCAACAAATAACAATCAATTAAGAAAGAGGCTTTGAATAATGGTTCGATGCTTTCTTACCACCTTTGACAACCCGTACAGTCCGTACGAGGAGTTCGAGAAGTGGTATCAGTATGATATCGAGCACGGCTACAACTCTTCCGGGTTGCTTATGAGGATCGCCGAGACCTCCTCACAGTTCACGGACAACGAAAATGCCTATGAAATTGAGAAGGCAATCGATAAAATCGTTGCTGCCGACCCGATAAACATCTACAAGAAGCTCAAGATCACCGTGCCCGACGAGGACACGCTCGGCCAAACCGCGTAAACCATAGGGAGGGGGTCTCAAAATCGACACCCCCTCTCAAATCGCGCCGGTCTTTGATATTTCCCCGGAGGGAAAATTGATATTTGGGCTTTAGATATGCTGCCGAGGCCTTGGGGTGTAGACCGGGGTTTCGGCGGTTTTTGCAAGGGCTCATGGGAGTAGTATCCTCCTATATATTTGGGTTCAGGGCTTTCACGATGTTCAACCTCCATTGGGCATGATCTGCTTTTTCTTCTCCTTTCAAATGAGACAGGCTTAACTGGTACTACTGCGACTCCCATGAACCCTTGCAAAAGCAAAATAAGAATGTGAAACGAGGTTATTGCAATGAAACCTAAGAAGTCTGCTCCGGGCGAAATGTCGGCTGCAACTTCGCGGCCTGCAAGAACCCCGGAAGCACAAGAAAACTATATGATCAACCTGGCGATGAAGCTGGTTGAGAGACGACTGCTGGAAGGTACGGCATCCAGCGCTGAGACGACCCATTTTCTGAAGCTGGCGACCTCTAAGAATGAGTTGGAGAAAACAAAGTTGGAAGAGGAAAACAAGCTGCTGCGGGCAAAGACCGAGACACTACAGAATGCAAAGCACTCTGAGGAACTATACGAGAAGGCCATTGCTGCTATGAAGAAATACAACGGCCTGGGAGAGGATGACGAGTATGAATGTTGAGGTATTTCAGATCATGATCCTCGCTGCGATCCCACTGCTGATCGTTGAGATCTTTATTGGGGTCGATTATTTCGGGGTGAGCCGTCGATTTGATGCGATCCTTACAGCAATGACATATGCTACGATCGGCTTTTTGCTGTTTGGCGAGCTTATGGCGGCATGTGGGTATATTTGAGGGATCTGCGCATGATTACAATTGTGTTGGACGGGCGGTACCTGGTTATAGCGGGTGCGATCCTTAATCTGATTGGGATGTTTGCTGTTTTTATGACAGATTCCGGATACATCGAGGACGATATCTACCATTATATATCATACCTGCTGGTCGTGGCAGCAACTATGTTTGTCATCGTGGGTATTAGTATTATTTGGTGAAAAGGTGATAGATATGACACGAGAAGAATTGGAGAGATTGTGGCATGTTCTCGTGTATCAGTCAGGCGAGCCGTTAAAAGACGGCTTAGCAGTTATCGTAAATGATAAGAGTGATGAAAGCACTTATGAAAAGCTACACGGAACTTTGCACCCTGCCGACATACGAGGAGAGGCTGGAGTATTTACAGCTGCACGGGGAAGTGGGGAGAGATACCTTTGGGTTTGACCGATGGCTGAACCAGGACTTCTACCAATCGAGAGAGTGGCGGCAGTTCCGAGACAGGATCATCGCCCGGGACATGGGACGCGACCTGGGGTGCAAAGACCACCCGATCACAGACTGGGTGCTGCGGGACGGAAAGCCGATCCGACCGAAGATCTCCATCCACCACATAAACCCCATAACAAAAAATGACGTTCTCCAGCACAGCGAAAAACTGCTTGACCCGGAGAACGCCATTTGTGTTTCGGCGGCAACGCACAAGGTGATCCATTACGGAACGGGAAAGGGCCCGAAGCTGCCGGACGGAGAAAGAAGACCGGGCGACACCTGCCCATGGATAAAAACATGAATAAGTCACAAGAAGAAACTGACAATGGCTAAGGCGACAAAAAGCAAAACGACACCGACTTGGATGTACATTCCGTGATCACCGAGAAAATCAAGAGTTTTTTCGAGAATATGCTTGGCTCTATTGATAAATTCGGTGACCGAAAATTCTGGAATATGGCGATTTACTATTTCTGCATAGGTGCGGAGTTCTTCGTTATCATCGTCCGAATCCGTTTGACGACTGCTTGGCTCATCAGATAAAGAATCATCGGGCTTGAACTGTGATCCGCAATAAGGACACTCGAGAAATGCACCGTGGTCATCCATTTTTACAGGAGCGCCGCAGTTTGGACAGGTGTAGGACTGCATATATTGCCTCCGAAGTATAAGAAATACCGTTTGAGATAAGTATATCAATCCATATGTTGTATGTAAAGAAGAAAGTCTGATATCCAGTGGAGGAAATGAGTATGTACCAGAAAAAAGCATTTAACCGGCGAGAGCAGGACTACGCCATGGGGCTGCGGCGGAAGCTGGAAGAGGCAGAGGCGATGCTCCAGCACCTTGCACCGAGCCGCGCGAGAAGCCTGGCGCTGACCAAGCTGGACGAGGCACTGCTCTGGGCGAACGTGGGCATTGCGGAGGCCGGGCTCCAGCAGGGCTATACGGCTGTACCGCGGAACAGGGGCTTTGACTTTGACGATGCTTTGGCCACGAACGTGGATGGGCAGCAGGTGCGGGCAACACGGGCCGGGGATTTTACGCTTGATGGGATGAAGATTGTCCCGCGGAGGGATGAGAATCATGCTGTGACCGCACAAAACGCTGCTCCGAGTGCTGAGGGAGATCTCGTTTTGCTGAAACCTGGTCAAGTGGCGATAGATGCGGGGAGGCTGGCCAAGCTGGTCGAGGAGAGTGTACAGAAAGAAGCGGCCATGGGGAAGGACGGCGCGCCCCACAATCTGGCCGAACTGGAACTTCTGGCGAGGGCTCAGAAGGACTGGTATTATGCCATGATGAGCTACATTATGGGTGGCTACAGCGATGCCGAGGAGGAATAAAAATGGAACAGAGAGATTTTATGACCCGCGCAAAGCAGCTGGTGGTGGACTACTTCAACAGTCATGTAGACGCGACCGACGGCAAGAAGTTGACGATGGAGGATGTGTTCATCGTATGGTTCTCGAAGACCTTGCAGAACTGGAAGGCGCTTGTAAGCACCACCGTATCCGATGGCATGTACTATGAGATCACCCACAACGGCGACAAGAAGGAGACCTACCTCGACGTGTACAAGAAGTGGGAGAACCAGTGCATTGCGGACGGAAACACCGCACATTGACGGAGGCGCAGTATGGACAGCATCCTTACAAGCGTAAAGAAGCTGCTGGGCATTGCCGAGGAGTGCACCGACTTTGATGCGGACATCATCATGTACATCAACATGGCGCTGTTTGCACTGGTGCAGATGGGCGTGGGGCCCGGCGAGGGGTACGCCATTTCCGGGAAAGAAAACGAATGGACGGAGTTCGTTGCCGACCCGGTGAAGGTGGAAGCCGTGAAGGCTTACGTGGCCGTGAAGGTACGGCTGCTGGGCTTTGACCCGCCCCAGAGCAGCACAACCATGGAAGCACTGAAGAATACCGCCTCCGAGATAGAATGGCGGCTGAACGTGGAGCATGACAACACATGGGACGGACAGTAGCAGCACGATGGGTGGAGCACTGGATGGAAACACCGGAGAAAAAGGACTGGTTTGGGCGGGTAACGCAGGATATCTGCAACGGATGCGCCCGACAGGGAACCGGCGAATGCCCGGAGGATATCCGATGCTTTTACACCCTGGACAAACCCTTTTACAGGCCAAAAGGCTGAACGAGTGAAACGGAGCAAGACGAGGAACCAAAATGGCATTATCGAACACGGCCACGCCGATCTACTACGGCCGTTTTCGGGAGGCCGTGATGCGTGGCGAAATACCCGTATGCCGGGAAATTGCCATGGAGATGGAGCGGATCGACGACCTGATCGCCAACCCGGGCATCTACTATGACGACAAGGCGGTGAACGGCTTTATCTCCTTTTGCGAGGATGAGCTGACTCTGACTGACGGCACCGACGTGAAGCTGCTGGACAGTTTCAAGTTATGGGCTGAAGAGATCTTTGGGTGGTACTACTTTGTAGAGCGAAGTGTCTTTGTGCCGAACGAGCGCGGAGGCGGCGGACACTACGAGACCCGGCGGCTGAAAAAGCGGCTGGTGACAAAGCAATACCTCATCATTACCCGATCGGCCGCGAAGACCATGTATCTGGAGTTTTTGCAGGCGTACTTCCTGACGGCGTACACCACCACGACCCAGCAGCTGACCACCGCCCCGACCATGAAACAGGCCGAGGAGGTGCTGGCACCTTTCCGCACCGCATTGGCGCGGGCAAAGGGGCCGGTGTTCCAGTTTATGACCGAGGGCAGCCTGCAAAACACCACCGGCTCTAAGGCAGACCGGGTGAAGATGGCTTCCACCAAGAAGGGCATCGAGAACTTTTTGACCAACAGCCTGCTGGAAGTGCGCCCGATGACCATTGAGAAGCTGCAAGGACGGCGTGACACTGTGGCGACCGTGGACGAGTGGCTCTCCTGCGACATCCGGGAAGACCCCATTGGTGCCATTGAACAGGGCGCGGCCAAGAACGAAAATTACCTCATCGTGGCGGCTTCCTCCGAGGGCACGGTGCGCAACGGCTGCGGCGACGACATCAAAATGGAGTTGATGAGCATCCTGAAAGGGGAGTACGTCAACCCTCATGTGTCCATCTGGTACTACAAGCTGGACTCCATTGAGGAAGTGGGCCAGCCGGAGATGTGGCTGAAGGCCAACCCGAACCTGGGCAAGACCGTGAGCTACGAGACCTACCAGTTGGACGTGGAGCGTGCGGAGAAATCACCCAGCGCCCGGAACGATATTCTGGCAAAGCGCTTCAACCTGCCCATGGAGGGCTACACCTATTTCTTCCCCTACGAGGAGACCCTGTGCCACAGGAAGAGAAGCTTCTGGCAGATGCCCTGTGCCATGGGCGCGGACCTTTCCATGGGCGACGACTTCTGCGCTTTTACCTTCCTGTTTCCGCTGTCCAACGGATATTTTGGGGTCAAGACGCGGGACTACATCACATCCTACACCCTCAGCCAGCTTCCGGCTTCGAGACGGCAGCAGTATGAGGAGTTTATGCGGGAAGGGACCCTGTTCGTGTTTGACGGCACGGTTCTGGACATGATGCAGGTGTACGATGACCTGGACAACTTTATCTTGGAGAACGAGTACGACGTACGGGCGTTTGGCTACGACCCCTACAACGCACAGGAGTTCGTGAAGCGCTGGGGCGATGAAAACAGCACCTTTGGCGTTGTGAAAGTGATCCAGGGTGCAAAGACCGAAAGCGTGCCGCTGGGTGAGCTGAAAAAGCTGAGCGAACAGCGGAAGCTGCTGTTCGACGAACAGCTGATGCAATTTGCCATGGGCAACTGCATTACGCTGGTGGACACCAACGGCAACCGGAAACTCTACAAACAGCGGCAGGATCAGAAGATCGATGCTGTGGCTGCAATGATGGACGCTTACGTGGCGTGGAAACAGAACCGGGATGCGTTTGAGTAAGGGTTACAGCACCTGTGTGATCGTGATTGCAAGGCAGATCGCAATAAGTGTGCCCCATACGCCTTCAATGATGCCTTGTGACAGAAAAAGAGAAGCGTGATCTTCGTGCGGATCACTAAGATACTTCCCTGACAAAATCAGTACAAGAGATCGGACACCCAAAAAAGGAACAAGTATATCGTGCTTTAGTGCTTCAAACAGAAGTTCACTCATATCACAACCATCTCGTTTGATTTTACTCATCAGAAAAACCCAGAAAATGAATGCCACGTAAATAAAGAAAAAATCCATCGAGAATGAACCGCAAATCGCCGACAGAATGAAGGCATAAAGTACCGACGAACGAATGAGTCCGATGATGATATACATGACAGTATCCTCCCTTATTTGAGTAGGGTTATGCAATAAATGAAATGCCAGCGTATTGTGTTACGAAAACATGGTACGCTGGCGCTTTTTTGTTCGCTAAAATCAAAATGGAGTGAAATCAGTCGTCATCGATGCTGTTCCAATCTTCGTTGATGGCTCCGCAACGTGGACAGATCCAATATCCATATTCATTGCTGCCGTCTTCCCATGGCTCGGTATAGCAGCCGTTGTTAAGGGGCGCGCCGCAGTTATAACAGTTGTCTGACAGATATGACAGATAATCCCAATCCGTAAACCCTGAATAGGATTCGTCACAGGTATCTTCATGACACGACGCAATCTCATTATTGTTCCGCTCCGGAAGCAATGAAGTGTCATCTTCTGATCGTTCGTCGGAAGATTCTTTCAATTTCTGTATTCCTACTATAGCACCGGCAGTGCCTAGAACTCCGACTACAACACCAATTACAACGCGCGGATGGCGCTTCACGAAAGACGATACAGAAGAAGCTGCATTTGCAGCAGTCTCCTTGATCGTTGCAAGAAGACCGGCTTTTGTACATGAATCTTTCTCTGTTTCCGCCTCTTGCAGATTGAGCGTATTTCCGCATCCAGAGCATGTGATTTCATCCGGCCTGTCTTTGGGAATCGGTGTTTTCGCACCGCAGATAGGACATTCGACCACTAACATGATATATCCCTCTTCGTCGAGAAACATTCGGTGAGAAGAGTATAACACAGCTGACAAACATTGTAAACCAAAGAAAGGAGCGATAGAGTGAACGATTGGTGGAATTATCTGGCTCATTCGGAAGTGGGCGGAGAAAGAAAGGACCACAAATATTACGCCCGTGTGGTTGTAGGAACCGATAAACGCGGACTGGTGCAGTACCGGTATTTTTACGATGCCAGGGAGTATGGTGCGTACAAAACCCGAAAACAAAACGCGGACAAAAATCATAAAATCTTTAGCAAAGACCCGAAAGAGCTGAAGAAAGTAAAAGGCCGCACGAACATCATTACAGGCTGGGGCAATACAGGGCTTCCTAGTTCATCGAACCTGAAAAAAATCAAGGGCTATGAACCCAGCAAACTGAATGGAAAAACCAGTACTCTGAAAAATGGAGTTCACGGTTTCGACAAAATATTTACGTTTATCGATGGCACGCAGCATCGCACATCCATGCGAGTGGTTTCTGTGAAAACGGTTAAGAACAAAAAGTCTAAGAAAAGCGGAAAATCTATTTATCAGCGCGGAAAAGATGCTGTTTCTAAGCTGTTCCACCATGAAACCAAAAGCACGATGCTGCGAGATACGGATGGGAAGAGTACCAAGAAGTACGTTGCCGGAAAGAACTGAGGTGATGAGATAAACATGCAGGTATACAAGGACGAGCTATACCACTGGGGCATCAAGGGCATGAAGTGGGGCGTGCGGCGATACCAGAACAAGGATGGTACCCTGACGGCCGCAGGCAGGAAACATTATGCCGGGGACGGGAACGCCGGTGAGGATGCGCAGAAGCCCAAGACAGAGTATGCGCCAAAGCGAACCGGAAAAAACGCGGAGGATTACTCCGACGAGGAGCTGCGGGCACGGATCAACCGACTGCAAATGGAAAGGCAGTACCGGGATCTTCAGGGGCAGACCAACATCCGGGCGGACGACCCCAACAAGGAACTGAAAGCCGAGAAAGAGCGGCTCCAGCTCCAGAAGGACGTGAAACAGCTGCGGAAGGACGTATACAGCGGGCAGAGCTTTGTGAAGACCGTAATGACGAACGCTTCCCAGCAGTTTTTGACCAAGGCCGCTTCCGGTGCTATGAGCTACGCAGCAAAACAGTTCATCACGAAGGAACTCAAGAACCCTGATCTGGCGAACGCCATTGTGAGCGGAAGCGCTGGCGGAAACCAGCAGAAGAAAGACGATGACAAGAAAGACGACGACAAGAAAGACAGTTAAGGCCTGGAGGAAATCAAAATGGCATCACAAACCTTTGGCTCCAGACTGAGACACGCCTGGAATGCGTTTTTGAACCGGGATCCCCCCGGAAGAAGCGGCGAAGGATACAGCTACCGGCCTGACCGGGTAAGGCTGAACCGAAGCAATGACCGGACGATCATGACGGCCATCAACACCCGCATTGCAATGGACGCTGCGGCAATTACCATCAATCATGTAAGGCTCGATGAAAACGGACGCTACGACGAAACCGTTGATTCGGGCCTTAATTCTTGCCTGAACCTTTCCGGCAACAAGGACCAGACGGGCCGGGCACTGCGATATGATATGTTCCTTTCCATGCTGGACGAGGGATGCATTGCGCTGGTGCCGATTGACGTGGACTACGACGGAAAGACCGGTAAGACCCGGATCGAATCCATGCGGGTGGGAAAGGTGCTGGAATGGTACCCGGACGACGTGCGGCTGGAAGTGTACAACGACCGGACCGGACGGAAAGAGGAAATCACCCTGCCGAAGACACAGGTGGCCCTGGTGGAGAACCCGTTCTATGCCGTGATGAACGAGCCCAACGGCACGGTGCAGCGCCTGATCCGGAAGCTGAACCTGATGGACGTGATCGATGAGCAGGTGGGCAGCGGCAAACTCGACCTGATCATCCAGCTGCCCTACGTTGTGAAGGGCGAGACCCGGAAGAAACAGGCCGAAGAACGGCGGGCACAGATCGAACAGCAGCTCGCCGGTTCCAAATACGGCATTGCCTACACCGATGGCACGGAGCATATCACGCAGCTGAACCGCAGCCTCGAAAACAACCTTCTGAAAACCGTGGAGTACCTGACCAACATGGCATACAGCCAGTTGGGTATCACCCCGGAGATCATGAACGGTACTGCTTCCGATGCTGTGATGACCAACTACGAGAACCGCACCATCGAACCCA